CATCGCGGCGGCAACGCCTGCGGCACGTGCCTGACACGCCGTTCGTGTCGGAGGCATTCTCATCGCCAGTCACCTCCCACGAGTCGCTCGAGCGCACCTCGACCCCGAGCACATTGATGTCGAAGCCGTAGCATGTGTTGCGCCACATCCACGCGACTCGACGTTTGTACGTCGCCCAGGCATCCGTCCCCGGCCATCGTTGCCAGTGGCCCTCGTCGCCGTCTGCGTCGTTGTCGTCAGTGGCGAACCAATCGAGCCATTTCGGCAGACGGTGCGTTTCCTTGTCCACGAAGAACGGAAGAACGGGCGCGAGGATCAAGCCGACGAGAAGCATCAGGTAGCTCAGAGGCATCGAAAGAAGCCAACGCAAGTAGACCATCTCAGTCCTCCCCAAGGAAAAGCTTCGCTTCGGACTTGCGGCGGCGGACGAGCCCCGGAAGCTCCTTGCCGCCCGCCTTCGTGATGTCGAGGAACTGATGCGCGGCCTGCTCGACGTCGCCTGCATTGAGGGCCCTCATGAGCCTCGGGCAGTTGTGCACGACGTAGGACGCGCCCACGTTGAATGCAAGGCTAACGAGCGCGACGTACTGGCCCTCAGTCACGTGCACATTCACGAACGGCGCAAGGGCCTTGACCACGGCCTCGATGTCCTTGCGCAGGAGCTCACGGCTCTGCGCGTAGGTGATCTCGTCGCCCTCATGCACGTCGGGGCCAGTGTGGCCGACGCCGATCGTCCAGATGCCCGCAGGGCACTTGTACGCCGTCAGCTTGCACCCCTCCCAAGCCTCGATAAAATCCATTGCGGACTCAGCCGAATACTCGCCAAAAGTCTTCATTTCAAATCCTCCTTATCCAGACCAAGGCGCTTCTGCAGAACGACCTCAAGAAGACGGATCACCCGCGTGCCGCCCCACCCTGCAAGGCCAGATAGCGCCCCGCATAGCTGAGGCGGGAAGCCTTCGTACGCAAGAATCTCGTATGAGATCAACCCGCACACGGCGCTAATCGCACCATGTAGGAAGAACTCTCTCCAAAGAAAAGCCTTACCTTCCTGGACCTTGAGCAAATATGAAAGCCAGCCGCAGATCGTCGCAAAACCACCTGCGGCGGCCAGAATCTGCCCGTCACTTAAATCTCTGTATGTCATATAACCTCCCGCATGCTCTGAGTCTCTTACGCTTTGCAAAGCACACGCGCACAAAAAAACTCCCCCGAGGGATATTCTTGAGGGAGTTGACGTTGGTTTAGGGACGCGAAGCTCAAAGAAAGGGGACCCCGCAGTTCTCAGAAAAAGGCCGCGCAGACATAGCCGGCGACCGCGCCAACCAAAAAACCAACCGGTCCCCAGAAGAGCCGAGTCTTGCGTCGCGTCTCCGCATCGAGCAGAGCCTTCTGGGCTTCCACCTTGGCGATTAGCTCGTCCGTCACTTCCTCGACCTTGACGCCGAGTTTGTCGAGCCATTTCTGCACTTCTTTTTTCGTCATTTCAGTCACCTTTTCCTTCAGCGCCTCTTTCAGCGCCTTGACAATCAAATCCCACATATGAAAAAACCGCCAGAAGGCGGTGTGATAAAGTTATGTGTACGTACCCTGCTCTGCTCATGGTTGATCCAACAACCTTGAGCCATTTTTGCATCCATATCAAATATGTTTCAAAATATCGCCAACCTCCATACTAGAATCCCACATCTGAACGCCACCCTAGCATCCACCTATTCGAAATACCGAAAGTTTTTCCCAAAAATCGTCCGTCCACTGGTGGAACAGTACATCTACAAGATCAGTATCGATGCATTCGATAGTTGTTTCTCTCTCGGTAGTAACTGTTTGGCCGCCACGATCCTTAGGGAGATCAACCTTCGAAAATGCAGCGGTCCATTCGACTGGATTGCCGGCCTTCCGTACCTGACAAAGTTGGAACTCATTGAGAAACGTTTCTCAGGAATGTTGAACCGCGAAGATCTGGAATACACGGAACAAAAAGCACCGGAAGGCACCATTCATGTTTTCAATCGCAAAAATAACGCTCTATTCATCCACGACTTCAAAGACGACTCAGAAGAAGATTATCAGCGCGTAACGGAAAAGTACGCCAGAAGACAGAAGCGTTTCTTTTCATTGACAACCAACGCCAAGGTTATGTTGCTGTATATCGAAGGCGGCAACGACAACTACGATTACGTCGAAAATATTGACGACGTAATCGAGGCCACTTGCCGCGTTAAACGCAACTTGAATGCAAGACGACTATCCGTCATTTTGTGCATAAAATCTGACCAGAATTACAACTTCACCGATGTTTATGAACGAGACGGTTGTGAAATTTACATTCAGCGCTTTGACTCCAAAGCTCTGAAAGCCGGCGAATGGACGCCGTATTCTACGGTGAACGACCTAACCAAGCGAACGATCGGGATTGCAGTCAATAGAAATTGACAGCCTTAATCTCTATGTGGTTCGCTCAAAATCACCTATCCGTAAGCACAATCGGTGCATCTTCGCGCGGGAAGCCTTCCTATGTCGGCACACCTCCCTATAGACTTTTGAGGAGTTGATAGAACACGATGCCCCATCAAAACCTCATTTGCGAGAACGTAAACTCAATGGCATCAAGCTCATCAACGTTTTCTGCTGCCTCTACCTGAGTACGATACGCCCATTTTTGAGCGTAGAGCGCCTGGGCATTCTGAATAATCTCGACCTGAAGTGTTTCTACCTGAGCCTTGTTCAGCTCGTGAAACTCGTTATTGTAGTCACAAAACATCGTAGTGCCATCGCCGATTGTTCTAAGGATGCCTTCAACGTCGCGATTCGCTCTGTCGTTCGCATCAATCTCAAATCCCAACGAGGAGAAAACGTGAGCGTCCGATTCTGCTGTTTCATGCGCCGCGTTGAGTCCATCGAGTTTTCTGGCTTTGACATTCGGAAAACTGTTGTATTCCGCCTCAGCCTCTTGACGCTCTTTCTCGAGTTTGTCTTTTTCGGCTTGCCACAAATCAACGTAAGGCTTCACATAGTCATCATAGTGTTCTTCGCCGAAATGATTTGCGGTAGATTCCCCTTTAATCTGATACGAACATTGCCCACTAACATTCCACCAAATTTCAATAATTTCATTGGCATCTACATCAGTCGGCAATTTTTTCATTTGTTCGCACGTAAAAGAAAAACTAAGCCCGTATTTATTGACATAAATAGTTTGCCGATCAAATTGAACTAATACCTCTAAACCTTTCATGTCTTTTACTCCCATTAAAAATTAAGCCGTGCGTTTCCAAATATTAACGACTTCATACGGCGGCATGTTGTTATGAGCATTACCACTACCAGATTCTGCTACAGAGCCACCACTAGTCGTGTAAAAACTGTACTTATACGTTGCACCATTAGCTGCACCGCCACCAGCACCATTACCTTTAGCGGTTTGAGAAAACGCCCCGTTCGTAGCATCGCCGTTCCAACAATGCGTTGCGGTAAACTGACCAGTCGAACTAACGCTACCAATACCGTGTTTGTGCCGCGGCATTTCGCTTTCAGTAAGCGTATGCATCTCTTCGCCACCCGTCGCTCCGACTCCCCGACTACCCGCACCAAGCAAGAAGCGATTTTCAACCTTTACCCAAGTACCGCCCCATGAGACGTTAGGGTCGAAAGCTACATCGGCAGAGAGATAGGTCGTACCAACAGGGAAATATGCATCCAAAACAATCTTTTTGACGGCTACCGCAAGCGACACATCGCCATTTCCATCTGCAAAATAGCCATTGATCGAACGCACATGCGTCCGAACGGTCCATTCAACCGTCCCGTCTGCAATGACCTGACCATGCGTGACACTACGCGTATCGAGCAGGTCCGCACTCGTAGTCCCCGCTTTCGTGCATTCGAGGAAGCGCTCGTACTGGAAGGCACAGTCCACCTTATCGCCGACGTTGTAGGCCGTAGACTTACGTCGGAACTCGTTGATTTCGTAGATCAGCTGAGTGCAGACCACTGTCTGGGGAGCTTCGTTCAAAACGTCCTCTTCGGCAGCAAGGCGCACAAGACCAAATTTACTCGTCGTCGCGTTCGGCAACGTCACTTCGCCAGAAGCATCAGGCGCGACGCTGTTCACCGTCTTCACGGCCCCGGACTCGCTCCACTTCCCGAAGGTCACCCCATTATTGCAGTTGCGCCAAAAGGTGCGGACTGTGTTGTCGGTTTGGTTCGGAACGTAGCAGACTTGCACGATGTTCCCGCTGATGGGCGCCCCCGTGTCGTAGGCCTGCACAATGCAGAACGTGCAAGCAATCGGAGTATTCTTCAGCGTCCCACTACAGGCCCATGTTTTGTCATCAAGCAGCGTGTTCAGGTCCGCGTTGGCGATCTGGATCGTGTGATCTCGCTTATTCGCCAAGCCCTTCGTCAGCTCATCTTTTGTCGCCAGATGACTCATGTCGACATCGATCTGAATGTCGCCATTGCTGTCAGGCTTCTTCTTGTTCACAGTACGCACGGCGTCTTCAACATTTTCGACGCGCGTAATCGGAAACTGAATGACGGTGTTACCCGCCTCATCCGTCGTCGTAAAGACGATATCCTGTTCTTTCAGAGCCATTATTCAGCTCCCTCCTTTGTTTTTGATAAGCCGTAGTCCGGCTTTGTCGGTGCTCGGTCTCGGATCTCGCTGCATGTCTTGAGCCTTGCGAAGGCCGAGGCCTCCTCCTTGGTGACGACCTCGGCTTTCTTCGCATACTCATCGCTAAGGCTCTTCTCAAGCTTCGCTTTGAAATTGGCGAGCCCGTTTAAGTCGAGAAAACTGTTAGCCATGAGCACACCCCCTTACGCGAAGAGGGCGTCGATCTCTTCGTTCGTAATGCCAGTCATCGTGATCATCGGGGCCATCGGGTCCCAACTTTCGCCGTTCCAGACGACATTCATTCCTGCGTCAATCTGATGAGAAGGATCGGCACTCTCGACGTTGTACATATCGCCTGCCTTCACATCCTTGGTCGGCAGAGCCTCATAGTTTTCGACAGAGCCCTTGTAATTCACGGCACTCGCAATATCCGTTTTTAGAGCGTACGGCGTGAGATCGATATTGACGCCCTTCGAACTGACCGGCAGAGCACCGCCGTTGACGCTCACTTTTTCGAGTACGTTGACCTGAGCTCCCACAGCGACTCCTTGCAATTTTGTGAAGTCGGCAGCAGACATCAGCCCCGCAGCATCAGCCGTGGCCGGGCCATACGTCGTGTCCTGCGCCGGAATACCGAGTGCCGTGATGTCGCCCTTGACAACCTTCGTGCCGAGGGTAACGTGTCCATTGCCGTCGGTCGTGATTTTGTAGAGCCCAGACACAAGAGCGCCTGCCGTCACGGTCGGATGGACATAAACGGGCGTCTCCACGTCATTGATCTGGATGTTCCCGTTCGTTTCAGAGTTTTCGACCTTCGTCGCCTGAGCCGCGATACCTTGCAACTTGGCGAAGTCTCCCTTGCTCATCAGACCGTTTTTCTGATCCGTTGCAAGCTCATAGATCGTCTGCGGCATCGTTACCGTTGCGAGCGTTGCACCAGAGACGCTCTTCAACGTGATCGTGCGCCCCTCGATCGTCATCTGCCCGGCAACGACCGTCTTCAATTTGCTGTCGTAATGAGTCAAACCTTGCTTGTCTAAAAAAGCATTCAAAGCACTCATTTTTCTCACTCCCTTTACGATTAAAAAAGATTGTCAATGAAAGAGTTGTCGATGCGTTCGACGAAAGAGGTGCCATCCTGACCGTCCTCTCCGTCCTTACCAGGCGCACCGTCCTTTCCCGGCGGCCCCTGAATGCCAGGAACCTCAACGGTCACGACCTTGGGAACGATGTCCTGACATTGAGCATCTACTTGAATTTCTTCTTCTGACGTGATTTGCGCAGTAATTGCGAGCTCACGCCTTGCGCGCGCATTTAACACGAGTCACCTCCGGGGAGACCTTGATTTTTCCCTCAACGACCCGCGTGATTTCGCCGTCCGGAGACTGAAGCTCCAGGTCGTACAGCACCGTGTCACCCGGGTACCCTTCTGTGTTTTCATGTTTGAATTTCGCTGTGACCTTTCCCGCCGATTCATCGAGCAGAAGACGACCATTACACGTCGTCAGCGTGTCAATTGCTTCCTCGCTGAATGCGTACCTGCGCAACTGCATAGCGGCTGAATATCCTGTCAGGTCAAGCGGACCGTTCTTGTCGCTCAGGATGAAGGACACCGTCTTATCGGAGCCTTGATCGAGCGTAAAATTTTTGACCGCTGCCATGTTTCCACCTCCTTCAACTCAGGCCGTAATCGGGCTTTTCAGGAGCGCGGTCCCTTCGATCGCCTATGTCCTTCGAGAGATTGACAGAGATTGTTCCGTCAACATCAACGTCGACGTTCTTGCCGATCTTGATGTGACCCAGCTTGTCAGCAGTTGCAGCCGTCAGCTCGTGGACGATGCCAGTTGCGACAGCGCCCGTCTGGTCGACGGCTTCAGGAGCTCCGCCCGCCCCCGGACGGATCAACTTCCCCGCATTCTGTGCGGCCATGAGGCTCTTGTATGCCTCGTCTGAAACCGCCACCTTGTCGGCGGGCATGACATCCACCGACACAATCTCCGTGCAGTAAAAAGCGCGTTGAGACGCGCTGTAGAAGTAAGCCATTCTGTCCTCTCCTTTCAGAATCCGAGTGCCATCCAAAGCGCCGGGACTTTACCGTTTGCGTTGTGCTTGAAGGTCGCGTTCCCCTTCGTCAAGCCAGTAGCGACGAAGTCTGCTGAAACGTCCCCGGTCGGAGTTGCGTTCGCAAAAACGACTCCAGTCGGGAAAGCAACAGGGAAGGCAACGACGGTCGAACCATCGGCGGCAATCGAAGTCTTACCCCACTGCACAATCAAGCCATTCGGCAACTTCTGAAAGCCGCTGTCGCCATGATTCTTCAAAAAGGCAGACAGCAACCCAAACGGCGTCACAGCCTTCGTGTTGTCCTTTCCTGAAAGCACTTCAGCCGGAACGGCGATGCGGATCAAACCGGTGCGGATTTCCGTCGCTGTTCGAGCGCTGAGACTATTCGGCGTGACGGCACGCGTTCCATCTGTTCCCGCGATCGTTTCTTCATTCGTCGCAAGCTCGACAACGCCGAGAGTCGTTGTCGTTGCGAGCGGGTTCAAGAAGTTCGTATCGCCGAAAGCGATAGAGTCCGCAGAGAAGTCCGTCACCGAAAGATCAATCGCGAGCAGCGCCTGCGACTGTGAAGCCTTCTGGATGATCGGAACCGTCTGCGAGCAAACCGCGAAAAGGGTTCCGCTCGCCGTGTAGAGACCGACCTCATAGACTGTGTAGGCCTCAGTCGAATCGTCACGAGCCGCAAGGTGGATGACGTTGTCTCCAACCGCACCTCCTGCGATGGTCGTCAGACGATTGAACTCTTCCTTCAAGGCCGTCTGGTCGTTCGTTGGCGTGTATTGCCCCGTGCCGTATCCCACCTCGGTGATGACGACGGGCGCGGTACCAGACTGCTCGGCGTTGACGACCTCTGCCAGACCGGCATCAGTGATCAAAATTGTGTTGGCCATTATTCGGCACCTCCTTGTTTCGCCAGAGCAGCAGCCACAGCCGCATCAACAACGGCTTTCAGAGTTGCTGGCGTGATGAGCTTCGTCGTCGACGTGCCAACCTTCGCCTCTTCAACCGTAGCAATTCGCGCATCGAGCGCAGCCTTTCCTGTCGCGGGCGTCATTGCCTTCAGAGCGTCTGTTCCGGCTGTAGCTTCAACCGCAGAAGCAATCTGAATCAGCCCCTTGGCGGCTTCACTTGCGTCCGGGGTCGCCTCATCGACGACAGCCTTTAAACCCGCAGGAGTAACGGCGCGTTCTTTGTCCGTCCCTGCCTTTGCCTCTGCCTCGGTCGCCAGTTCGACAAGACCGTTTCGTCCGGTCGTAGCTTTCAAGCCTCGAAGGCCGAGAGGCGTCACATAGAGCGTCCCGGACTTCCCTTCGATCGTTTCCGCTTCGGAAGCAGCCGCGCCTTTCAGGGTCGCAGGCGTGAGAGCAGCCGCGCCTTCCGTTCCCGCCTTCGCTTCGCCTTCCGATGCTGTGCGGATGAGACCCGCACGCTTTGCCGTAGAAGTCAAGCTCTTCAGACTGGCGGGCGTCACGACTCGCTGCGTATCGGTCCCTGCCTGCGTTTCTTCGTCAGTAGCAAGCTCAACGATTCCTGCGTTTTCACGTGTTGCGGCTGTGAAAGAGAAAGACATGTCGCCGAAAGTGACGTTCCCGGTGCTGACGCCTTCGAGCTTCATGTCGATAGCAAGGAGCAAATTGCTTGACTCCTGCTTTGCAATGATCGGAGTGCTCTGCGAGTAGACCGCGAAAAGCGTCCCGTCAGAAAGGAAAAGGCCGAACTCGCACACCTCGTACGCGCCCGGCCCGTCGTCCTTGCATGCGACGTGAATCGCATTGTCACCTGCTTGCCCACCTTCGAGAATCGGCAAGCGCTTGACTTGAGCTTGTAACTGTGTCTGCTCCTTACTTGCTGTGTATTTGCCGGTGCCGACACCGATCTCAGAAATGGTGACGGCGTTGGTCCCGGTCTCTTTTGCGTTGATAACGGCCTGAATACCTGCCGTCGTCAAAACGATGTCCATAAAAACCCCTCCTTATTTTGCGAGGCCGACGAGCGAGCGCATCGCGATAGGCCGTGCCCCGACGAAAATGCCGACAGCCGCATCAATGTCTCGGCTCACAATCTCTTCAGAGCGAATACGCGTGTAAGCCACCGGGCGAAGATAACCGTCAACACCCATGCCGCCCTGTAGCTGTCTCACGAGCACGAAGGTGTAATGCGAACGGACTGGCTTCGCGTCGTCGACGAGCGCGAAAAGGTCCTCCTGCATTTCGGCATCAAGCGTGCCGTCTATGTTTCCAAGCGTCGCCTGAATCTCGAACGTGTGAGGCGTTCCCTTGGGTTCCATCTGCCACCACTCTCTGATGGTCGCAGCCGAACCGATCGAAGAAACGGCATCTTTGACAGCACGAAGCGTCCCTTTCTTTCGCTTTTCCCTCACAACGTTTTTCAGGACGCTACGCTTCAAAGCAACGGGCCAGGAATCGCGCCAGACGCTCGCATCCCACCCATAGGCGACGTGGTCGAGCTGCGTGCTCGTGAGCTTGTCAATGCTGACGTAAATCGACGGAAGATCAACCGCCGCCGTCATATCGAGCAACTGCTTGTCGAGCGCCGTCGCGCTGTGCCTGACGTTGTCGTCTTGAGCAATTGAGTCCGGAAGCAAGTCGCTCAGCCTTACCTCCGCGAGCTCCTTACTCATCCTTGTAGCCCTCGTAAACGATCTTCACGCCCGTGCACTGCGCGACCTGGTCGCTTTCGAGCTTCTGGAAATCAACTGGCTTCATCGTCGGGTTGTCGATGCGCGAAGCTCCCGCCTGCATGACGTACTGAATGAGCCTTGCAGGGAGAATGTCGCGCCCGATTTTTCCTTGCTGCCACACGCGGTATTTTTCGACCGCCTTTTCAACATCAGATTTGATCTGCTCGGCGCGCGAACTGTCCTCGCGACTGATCCAGTAATGAATCTCAAGCTCATAATTCACGGCCTTCGGCGCAAGCACCTGGACGAAGTCCGTGAGAGGTCGACGCGTTTCATCACTCAAGTACGCATCGATCTGCTCAAGCGTTTCTTTTGAAGGCAATTCACCGCCCGCGAGCAGAACGTAAACATCGACCTCGCCTGGTGTCGGGGAGGTGACAGAAACGTCTAGCACGGAGCTCGACACGCTCTTCGCATGGTAGACATACGCCTTCTCAGGACCTGCAACAGAGAAGCCGTTCGGTGCGAGGCGAATGCGCTCTGCAAGAGACTCGTCGCTTTCCGCTTCGGAACCGCCCGTCGTGATCGTTGTGTTTTCAGCTTTCGAGACGAACGTCATCGGCTTGACGATCGTGTTGACCTGCCCGGCAAGGTAATCGTTGCCGATCGTACCCGCAACGGTGCAGGATGCCGTGACACTCCCTTCGAGCTTACCTTTCTCAATATTGAGTTCATGGTCCGTCGCGAAGGTCACAACCCCGTTCGTCACCTCAGTTCCAGCAGGGATCGTGTAGACCGTCGCCAGAGCCTGCGAAAGCGTGAATTTGATCGTCGTAACGGCCCTACTTTCGGCAAGACGCGTAACGCTCAAAAGCGTACCGAGCGCATCGAGATAGCCGTCCTGAGCGTATGAAAGCAGATTCTGCTGTGCCGCCAGATTCACGGCAGTGCGCTGCTGAATGATGACAGCAGCGAGGCTCAACAGGTAGAGGCGAACCGGGTCCCCCGCCGCGAGTGTGCGTCCGCTCGCTTGCTCGTACCCAGTAATGATCTCAGCCTTGATGGTCTCGGCATCTGTTTCCAAAAATTCAACCGCCGGTAAGTGCCAGCGTGGAATGGTTTCTGCCATGCCTTACTCCTCCTCTCCGATTTGAACGACGACACGCGGCTTCAAAATGCCGTCCATCGCGCTCGCCGTATCCTCGTCAAAGTCGACAGAAACGACTGTTGCCCTCGGCTCGTACTCTTCAATCGCGTCGATCACCTCAGACCGCATCAGCATCTTTGCAACCGGCATCGGCTTGTCGATATGTGCCCACGTCAGACCGAAATCTCGGTCCAATGGCACAGACCCTTTTCGCGTACTGAGGATCGTCCGCACGTTCTGCAGAATCTCTCGTACCTCGTCAGACGGCGCGAAGTCGACTTGACTGGACAGCGTTACTGTGTATTGCGCCATTTATGCCGCCTCCTTTAACGTGATGCTGACCTCAGCAGAGACGCAGATGCCTATGTTGTTGTGATACTTGCGCTCCTCACCAATCGACTCAATGACGAACTTTCCAAGGTAATCTGGCCCGATGAGCAGTCGCTCCGCCTGTTTCTTCTCGAGCATTTTTTTGAGCTGAATGAGCGCTGTCAAAGGCGGCGTCCCCAACATTGAGTTCAGCTGAATGTTGAAGCTGACCTCCGTAAGCCCAGGGCCGATGTACTCAAGCACCGGCTTCTTTCCGATGATCTCGTGCGTCGCCCATCTGGCGCTGCGCGAGACGGACAGGTCCTTGAATGTGAATGTCACTGCACTACTGCAGAGAAAAGGCAGTTTGCCGAAAATGCCAACCGCACTGAAACCCAAGCCCATAGGAAGGCCCTCCTTTCTTATTTCGGCTTGCTCACGTCGGCCCCGTCACCTTGTTCAGTGTGAACGTGTGTCATGAGACTGATGCCGCCTGCCGTAATGTCACCGCTAGACGTCATCGAGCCCTTGAGTTCGATCGTCCCAGAGACAGAAGCCGTAGCACCGGAACCTCCAGAAATCGCCATGCCACCCTTCCCGGTGATCATCTTGTCGACCGTCAAGGTCCCCGTCACGTGCGTGTCGGGCGAGTTGATGGTCGTGCTAGACGAAGCATTCACGATGGCCGTCTCTGTGTTTACCGTTGTCGACGAACTTGCATTGACGGTGCAGTCCGTGCAATTGATCGTCAAAGCATTCGGCACCGTAATGGAGCCGTCCTGTCGATTGAACACAATCTCCGTACCTTCAATCGTCACAGTGAGCTTGTGCTCCTGGCGGTCGTAGCAGACGCGCGTATCGTCGTCGAAGACAACCGTGCGCCGGTTCTCGGTCGATTCCGGAGGCGTTACTTCGCCCGCGTAAATCGAACCGATGATGACGCCGTCTTCCTGCCCTTCACCGAAGAAAAGTACGATTGTGTCTTCGCCCACATCGGGCATCGCAAAGTCGTGATTCTTGAGCGTGTTGCGCTGAAGAACGGGTAGGTCGTAGCTCACGAGTCCATCCTCGTCGTCGAAAACAACGCGAGCAGTACATTTCGCAGGATCGATGCTCGATACCTCACCAATTTTGATGAGGCTCGGCACATCAGGAACTTTCCAAAGTGCGTCCATGCCGCACCTCCTCAATAGTTGTTGTTGACGCGTCGAACCGAAAGGCTCGTCACGTAGCCGCTCGTGCTGACGCTGTGCGAAGCGCTCTCGATGATGAACGCCCCATCGAACGACCCGAAGCCTTTCAGATTGATGACGACACCCGCCACAAGGGACGTGTCGCCGACAAGAGAAAGGCTACCGGTCATCTTTCGCAGATTGAGCTTGCGCAGCGTCGCTTTGGCGATCCGCTTAGCTTCGGAAATTGAAGTCGCACGCTTCTTGACCTGGTACTCCTGACCGTTGTCATCGGCGTTCGGGTCGACGTAGGTGTACGTCATGACGGCGGGATTTTTCTTCTCTGGAACGGCATCGATGTCGTACTCGTTCGACGTGTAGCCGCCTGCGGAGGACTTCTTCTTTTCCTTAGGGTTGCGGTATGAGATCGTGCAACTCTTGTACGTCTCAGACTGTTGCGACTCAAAGTCCCACGAAAGAATGTCCGAAACGCCCAGCGTGAGTGTTTTGACCGGCTTCTTCTTCTCGTAGAAAGCCTGGTCGAAGATCACAATCTGCGAGTCCGTCACCTTGATCGAAAGCCCGGCGTCTTCACATAGGCGCGAGAGAAACTTCAAGTTGCTTTCTGCCTTCTGATCCTGTCGGTCGTAGCTCGGGTTCTCCTTCGAATCAAAGAGGAGCTTGACTTTCGCGGCCGCCGCTATCTCCTGAGCGATGCCCTTTAGCGTTTTCTTTTCCCATGCCTTTGTCACCATCTTTCGACGGATCGGTGTATTCATCGGGACCGACACGGCCCGCATCTCGAAAACACGAGGCGAGCCACTGGTGCGGAGCGAATCGACGAAGAACTTTCCGCAGAAAAGCTCGCGCTCTTTCTTCCCATCAACCGTCCCGGATCCGATGTAAGCTCGGACGACTTCACCGCCGTCCGGCTTCCACTTGCTCGCCCACTTTCCCGTCGGGTCCTTCAAAGTGATGCTGATTTCGTCAGCCTCATTTGTCTCTTTGTCGTCGTACGTGAAAGAGAGCAGATCCGGCAGAATGTCCTCCGACACCGACTTGCCGGCTTCGGTGAAGAGGAGCCTCAAATTGGTCTGGATGGGGCCACTCATCGCGTTCCCTCCGGACGCTTCCAAGGCGGCAGATTCTCGGCAAACTCAGCCGATTCCGTGTCAATGTCCGGCACATTGAGCACAACGCCAGCACTAAAGAACACCGTCTTCCGGTGCTGTAAATTCGCGCGGATCAACTGGTCCATCAAAGCTTCGGAGCCATAGACTCGTTTGGCGATGATGTCCCAGGTGTCCTGCGCGACGGTCGTGTATGTCTTCACGTCACCGCCTCCTTATGCAAAAGATAGACGCTGCTGATCCGCCATAAGACGGCGCAGGTCCTTTTCAAGCTGTCGGCGACCTTCATCAAGGCCGCGCTTCACGCCTTCGTAGGCATCACCAGAGCCGCCCGAAACGTTGATGACAGGAGCGAAATTGACGGTGATGCCGCCTCCCATGCCGACCCCGGCACCGAGCATGTTCGAGAGCTTCGACAGCGGAATAACCGCCTCAGGCTCCCCACCCTCGCCGATATTGGCAAGCGTTGAGCGCGTTGCGATGCCGCCCGTAGCAAGCTGCGGAATCTTCGGTAGGTTGACACCAAATGTCTGACCGCCGAATTTCGGAACCCACTCCGGAATATCAACCGAAATGCCGTTGATCGCGCCGATTGCGCCATTCACCAGATTAATGACGTTGTTGATTGGAGCCTTCGCAATACCAACAAGCGCCTGAAACGCGTTCGAGAAGATGCCCTTGACGTTTTCCCAGGCCGCCGACCATTGACCAGTGAAGACGTTTTTCACGAACCCGATGAGATTCGAGAAGACACCCCAGACATTCTTCGCAACGTCAGCGACAATCGCGAAATTTGCCTTCACGACCGAAGCAATGTTCGGGAAGTTCGAGGAGAACGAACTCCACAGCTCGACAGCCTTCGCCTTGATCGTGTCCCAGTTTTTGTAGACCGCGAGACCGGCTCCTACTAGCAACGTAAAAGCCGTAATGACGAAGCCGACAGGATTCGCACGCATTGCGCCATTGAGTAGCAGCATCGCCCCACGCATCAGCTTCGCCGCAGTCGTTGCAGCCATAACGACGAGCTTCCACGCACCGAGCGCAACGGCCTGAGCCTTCGACGCGATCGTCGCAAGCACCGTGCTGTTACGCATCCACAAAATGGCCTTCTGAATGTTCAGGAAGCCCTTGTACATGGAGATGACCGGGCTCGCCAAAAGCGCGAAGCTAAGCCGTAACGCATGAAAGGCAGCCACAGAACCGAGAATCGCTCCGCCGACCTTCATGGCCGTCAGAATCAACGACTGATTCTCACTCACCCACTTGATGACGCCCTCGCTACTTTTCACGAAGGCTTCTGCCGACTTTCGGACAGCTGGAAGAAGAGCGGTCCCGATTCCGCCGGCGACTAACTTGACCGCGTTACCTGCAATCTGCAGTGAGTTCGAAGTCGTGTCAGCCCTGGACTGGAACTCTTTCAGCATGGACCCGGCATACTGAGCCGGGTCGGAAATCATCGCAAAGTTGCCCGCAAGCAGGTCGCCCTGCTTGGCAAGCGTTGCAACCGCAGACTTGACGCCCGCTTCGTTCCCGAAGAGCGCGCCGATGATCGACGACTTCTGATCTTCTCGCAGGCCGTTGATGCGCTTGAAAACGTCCTGAATGGCCTTCTGAGCGTTCTCAGAGTTCGATGTCATCATGTGGGCCATTTTGCCCGCATCAATGCCGAGCTCTTCCATCGCCTTCTTCTGCCCCTTTGTTGCACCTTCACCAGACGACAACGCGTTAATGAAGGACATCATCGACGTCGAAGCTACTTCAGACGAAACGGACGCGGATCGGAAGGACCCTGCCAGAGCAGCAATCTGCTTCTCATTCATCGCAGTCAAGCCCTTAAGAGCACCACCAGATCGAGCAAGCACCTCGACAACATCCTTGGCGGATGCCGATGTGGTGTTGCCGATCTGGTTGACGATGTCAAACATCGCCTTACTCTGCTCGATGTTGATGCCCATCTTCGACTGGATGTCCGCATAGGCAGCACCAACCTCATCGCCCGTCATGTCGAAAGCGATTGCCATCTGGTTCTGAATTTCAACGAGCTTCAGGGCTTCGTCAGCCGTCTTTGCGATGCCGGACTGGAAGGCGTTCGCCGCCATTGCCGTCATGTCCTCAGTGCTCTTCGCATACTGGAGTGAGAGTTTCTGAATGCCGTCAAAGACTTGCTTGTAGTCGTCCGAGAACTTTCGGAGCTCGGCCTGCTGATCTTCAAAACTCATGGCCTGCTTGACCGGCGCACCTGCGGTTGCGGCAACCGTAGCACCAACGCCCATAAGAGTGCCCGCGCTGGAAGATCTCATTTCGCTCATCTTCCCTTGAGCATCACTGGCCTTTCCTAGGCGCTCGTTGATCTTCGCAAGCCTCTGTTGTGCCGCTCTAGCCCTGTCAGCTGATTGTGCGAGCGCATTCTGTCGCTCGATAAGCGTCCTCAGGTGCGTGCCGGTCGTTCCCATCTGCCCGTCGAGTTCGCGCAAAGAAGATCGATTCCGCTCAAGAGCAGCCTTCGACTTTTCAAGGGCGGCTTTCGCCTTATTGAACTCGGAGACCATCTGGGCGGACGGCTCCTTGGTCGCGCTCATTGCTCTTCCAAGTGCTGCGACCTTTTCTTTCGCACGGATGTACTCTCGCGAACTTTCGCCTACAGCCTTGCGTGCCTTTACCAGGCCGTCCATCTTTGCAGCTTTCGCATTCAGCGTAGCGAGTGAATCACCCATGCGGGCGACGGTCTCCTGCCCTTTCTTGAAGGTGTTCGCGAAGTCTCCGGAAAGCTTCCCCGCGATCTTGAAGGCAATGTCGTAAACCTTCGACATGAGGTCACCTCCTTACGAAAAAAGGCGATTTCCCGCCTTATTTTTTCTTCGCCGCCCGAGCTTCTGCTTCGAGCTGCTTTGTGATCGTCCTGTTCCATGATGCGAGCTCAATCAACGGCTCTTGCATCCATTCGAGAGCGCCGCCTTTCATGACGCGAGCAATAGACACCGCCGCCGACTTGACCTCATCGTCAGGATCAGACCGCTCCGCAACGCCGATCACCCCAACAAAAAATTGCTGACTTCCTGCCCGATTGCGCAGTAGTCCTTGGCGGGAAGGTTTTCCATGAACTCAATCGGAAGCTTCGCGGCCTTCGCTGCAAGGTACACGCAGAAATCAGTGTCCACGGCAACCAACGGAGAAATATTCCCCGCACGCGCCCATTCGCGCTTCACCGCAGACACATCCTTGCCAGTAAGGACATCAAGGTTCAGTTCGATCTCCGTGTACTTCTGGCCTTCAAACTCATATTCCTTAGAGAGGATGTACTTCATGTTTTTCACTCCTTTGTTTTGGGATTGCCGGGGCACGACTCATGCCGCCCCCGGCGTAGTGCTTTACGCCAAGCCCAGGTCCTTTCGAACGCTGGCGAGCTTGTCTTCCCCATCGAACTTGGCGATGAAGTTGTACTTGTCGATTTCGATGAGCTCCTTGCCATTCACAAGGACCTTCATGTAGATCACCTCGAACTCGCTTTCGCTGTCGGTCGTAGAGCCCACTTCGAACGATCCGAGCGAGATGCTCTTTGGCGTCGCACGCAGAGACACGCGCACCGGCACAGACGAATATTCGCCAAGTGCAGCATCGTAAACCTGCTGCGATCCGCGCAAATCGAGCGCATGCGCCTTCTGGTTCGCGAGCTTTGCAAGTTCGGGCGTGATGGTGCGCCAAGTGAAGGTCGCAGTCATCGAACCGAAGTGGCCGAGAATCGGGCTCTCAACTTCGCCGGCGATACCGGCTCCGCTGACCGTGTCGCTCATCGCTTCAATGGACGGGAGGTCCACATTCGCGACGCCGAGCAAGTCGTTTCCGTCGTTGTAAACGCGGAAGTTAATCAGGCGCTCGGGCACCTTGTTTCCAGTTGCCATAATTCAAGCCTCCTTATTCAAACAGCGTCGAGAGATAGCTAGCGTCGTATTCAAGGATGAAATCGATCTCGCGATTCGGAGACGGCGGCGTCACGTACACATGGAAGCGTGCGATGCCGTCCATCAGGTCCGTCGTCGGGTTTTCGCTCTCAAGGAACTCCACGCGACCGCCGAGGATGTACTGGCGAGCAGCGAGGCCGTTGAGCCAAATGTTTGCACTGTCAACAATCGTGTCGACCTGACGGCGGTTCAAAGGCGCATCCACGCGCTGCCAGAAGGTCTGAACAAGCGTGTTGCCGACCCAGTTGAACATTCGTCGAACCGGAATGAAGGAATCCTTCACGTCCGTGTTGCCCGGGTAGCAGGCCATTCGATTGCCCCAGCACACCCAACCGCCGATGAAGTTGAGAGCTGTCACGACGCCCTGGCCGTTCAGGTAAGCGCCGTTTTCAGGCCCCAGCCAAACCTCCTTGCCGTTCGAAAGGACCGTGGAAGTCATCTGGAAGTTCTTATTGGACGGGCTGACATACGGCGTGCTGTCGTTTTCACCGTCCACCTTGCCGATAAGGCCCATGAGCTGAGTACTCATGTGGTACGCCGTGCCAGAAAGGGCAAGCATCGGCCAACATGCGACTTGCGCCTCATCGACGACGTTATTGTTGTTCTTCCATTCAGCGACCTTCGAGTAGGAATCGACGGTATCTGTCGGAACATCAATCAGAGCAATAGCCCTGAAGTGTTCGTTGATGTTGACGGCCTTGGCCGCCATCACAGCCGCGACTTCAGGATCGCTCGAATACTTCGGAGCAACGATCTGCCCCGGGACAAGACGGAAGCGCGGGAAGCACTCGCCGACAAGTTCAAGACCGCTCTTTGCACCTTCAACGGAAACGCCGCCGATGATTTCCGACTTCGTCACAGCAGACGGATCGAGCTTATCAGCCGCAAACGTCAGCGAGGCGCCGACCGGCACCTTGAAGCTGTCCTCATCCTTCTTCGACGTGATGACCAGATGGCCTTGATCGTTGAAGGTTGCAACGAAGTCCGTGCCTTCCTGATAGGTCGTCACGTCCTGCGAGAGTTTCAAGGTAGACAAGATAATGCCGACCTCGGCAATCGTTGCGGAGCCCGTCTTCGAATCAAGCGTCACAGTCTTAGCCGTCGCCGTCTTCTTGTGCTTCGTAGGATCGAGCACATTGACAACGATGACCGGCGCGACGCCAAAGAGAGCGAACTGCGAATAAATCGCCTCACTCAGTGTGAAGTCGTACTTTTTTAGACCGCTCGCGCTGTCCTCGACCGGCGGCACGTAGCCGAAGGCAGCGACAGCCTCGTCATACGAGTAGCAGAGAACGGGCTTGTTGACGTTCGTCGGGTCGGTCATATTGACCGGAGCAGTCCCGACAATGAAAGGAATAGCCGCCTCCACCTGCACCGGCGGCAGGATCGAAGTCGGCACTTCGGAGATTTTTACCCCGTGGTTGTATGCCATGTTATGACCTCCTTAGAGTTCATTTTTAAGTTGACGCACATAGGCGTTCAGGATGTCGCCCTTCACACCAATGCGCTTTCTCGCCGTTGCCAACTCGGACACCTGGACGAAAAGCCCACGGAGGGCCTCACTCTTTTCGCGCATCGATACGATATGCGGAGGAAACGCCCCTGCACGGAACACCGCATTGCGCATCAGTGCACCACCGCCAAGAGTCGGGCCGATATAAACGACAACCTTTCCCTCGGTGGTTTGCGCCTTTTTATTTGTGGGTTTCTTCATAGTCATCAGAAGTCCTCCTCCTTATCAATTGGCTGCGGCGTGCGGATGTCCCACGTCGTCTGCATGTCGAGCTGCCAGTACGGATAGGGCTGCTCCGCATAGGTGCTCCACTTGATCGGGTGTTGCAACCGGTATCGATTGGCTAGAACCATCCCAGGCAAGGAGCACAACGCCGTGCGAATTCGGGCCATGACGTTCAGGCAATACTCGTGCCCGTCGTACTCTTCGGAGTAGGTCCCAACAATGATCGAGACCTTCACCTCCGTCGAGTCCTGATCGGTTGCACCTTCATCCGCTCTGACAAGAACGAAAGGAAAGTCGTCCTTCTGTCCAGTACGCTTCGGCGGCAGATACCCGTTGACGACCTGCGGAGCGCGAAGCTCGCCCTCTGCAAAACCGCGCTCAGGCTTCGTTGGAAGCGCGAAGTTCTTCACAGCCGCCGCAACCAGTTCACGGATCGCACGCGTCAATTTGTTTTCGACCATTCGGTCACCTCCTACACTTTCAAAATGCGGTTGACTTCGTGGTCAAGGCGCTTGACGATCATTTCATCGGTTCTCTCTTCGATTGCCTCCACAACCTCCGGATTGCCGATGATCGACGGGATTGAAGGGCCGAGCTTCTTCTCAATCGGAAGACGCTTTTTCCCTACGCGCTGCATGATCTTTCCCTGCCAAACAAAGGCCTGCCCCAAGGGCTTCATGCCGCCTTCGCGCTTTACAGACACGCGGACGCGCTTCCGGTTTGCACCAGTGCTGTCCGTTTTCGGCGAATGTTTGTAGGCCGCAAGACCGAGCATTGGACCTCGGCTCACAATCTCCGCTTCTAACTTTGCGTGCGTCGCCTTGCTCGTTGTGAGCGTCTGGCGAACATCTCCGGCCTTCACGGTGTAGCGAGCCCTAACCTCTTTCACGGCCTGCGTCTTCCCTGCCTGCGCCGCACGATTGATTGAGCGCATCATTGCAGTCTCAACGCCGCCCGGCACTTCGCTGAGGAGCTTTTTCGCTCGCTCGATCGCCTGGTCGGAAGTCACCTTGATGGATGAAGTGCTCATTGCTCATTCGCCTCCGTCACAATGACGAGCACGCCGCCCTCATTGCTGACAGACTTGACAAGATGAAGCGCGCCGTCGATGTTGAGAAGCTCGCCCTCGACCGGCGTTTCAATCACGCCGACTTCGACGTATATCGTCAGTTGGTTGACAAAAACGCCAAGGTATGAATCGTCGCCGTTCGCCTGCGTGATGATCTTGTCGAGAATGCACGGCACAACCTCATGGCCAATTTCGTGCTCCTCGGCAAACTCGTCGAGGTTGATGAAGACGTTCTGCACGTCAGCAGCAACGAAATCCTTGAAGGCACTCATCCCGCCACCTTCTTCGTCGTGCGACGCTTGACAGGTTGCTTGACTTCAACTTCTGGCTCATCTTCTGCTTCGGGAATCGGAGCAAAAGCAGCTTCCGGCGTCGGCAATGGAGCTTCTTCGACAGGGTCGTCCTCGACCTCATTCACGCCGACAAGCGCCAGATTTTCCTTGAGAAGCTGAAGGCCGACCGTATCGTCAACCTCGATCTCCTCGCCTGCCGTGTAGCGTTTGCCGGAAATGAGAAGGTTTTCTAAAAGAACAACTTTCATTTCTGTCCCTCCTACGAAAAAGGGCAGGTCGTATTGCCTGCCCTAATTCGGTTTTTGTCGCTCTTAAGCGAGAGCTTCGATGACGTGGAAGCCGTGAATCTGCTGAATGATCGGCAGCGGACGGCTCTTGATCTGCACAATACGACCAGACGGGTTGGCGCGCTGAACCCAAGAATCAGGGACACGAGCGCCTTCGTAGAACTTGACCGCATCATCACCGGTCAAGGAAACCAGGCCGTAAGCAAGCATCGTCTTCGCGTTCGGGCTTGCGAGCATGCAGAGTTTTTCGGGAACCATCGGCTGTTCCTTGCCGGCGTCATCCGTGTACCACTCGTCATAAGAGTAGATGTCAAGACCGGAGTCCTTGAGATAGCCCCAGTACGTCACGCCATTCGGCAAGTGCTGCGGATCAATCGCGCCCATGTCGACGCGACGCATATCGAGCTGATTGGCAGTCGTGAGCTTATCGAGGATCGTATCAAGCACCTTCGAGCCGCAGATCAGCTCGTGCGGAGTAAAGCCGCCGGACTGAATCATCGTGCGACGAAGCATACGAAGATCGCCCATGATCTGGGAGGCGTCAGCAGCGTCCCACTTCGTGCCCAAAGTAGTCTTCGGCTGCTCCTTCGCCTCCAGGTGAGCCCAGTAGTTCAGAACTTCATCGTAGCCTTCGCCCTTGACCGTCACCTTGCCCTGGAAAAGAGCCTCGGCGCACATGACCTCTTCACGACGCGTGATGATGTCGTCGAGGTCGGACAAGTCCTTGCCGAGGATTTCGGCAGCACGCTGCGTCGGGCTCTTTGCGGAGTAGATCGTTTCGCCAGGCAGGCGCTTCAGCATATCTTCTGCCGTCGTCACGCGCATCGGAGAAACTTCCGGCGCTTCGTAACTTTCCGTGCGGAAACCTTCGCGTGTCAGCACGACACCGCCAACCTTCGGGTTGACGAAGGGCGCAATCTTGCGACCGCCGCGACCGATGATGTCGAAGTCGATCTTCTGGGTGTGGAAGGTCGGGCGATTCGTAAAGTAGCGATCGCGCAACCAGGTGGAATTGCTCTTTTGGCCTTCTTCGACCATCGCGAGCATCGTGCGAGTAGTAAACATATCAATTGCCATTGTTGTAGTCCCTCCTGAGATTTAGATGCTCGGCTTGAAGAAGATGCTGACCTGACGAGCAGACGGCTTGAAGTCCGCAACGGCAGCGCTGTTCTCAGCGTTAAAAGAAAGAGCATCTTCGTTGAATTCGCCGGTGAGATACACGGCAGCGACCTTGTCGCCGGAAGCCGTATCCACGTCCTCGGCAAGAACTGCATACACTGCAGAAATCGTCGTCTTCCCAGAGTCAACCTTGCAGAGCGTGCCGTCCTTATCAAGCAGAGCGCCGCGCTTGAGCACGCCCTGGCTAGTCTTGACCATCATGCTGTCAGCAACAACCGGCATGATCTGCGACGCAGCGAAAAGATTGTCGACAGTCGTCGTATGAGTTTCTTGCATTGCCATTTCTTCTTCCTCCTTTACTTGCGAGCGAAGGCGCGCGCACCTGCTTCAATGGCCGCCTTCATTTCGGCGTCCTGCTTTGCCTTCGCTTCGGACTTGGGATCAAGACCCTCGTTGCCTTCGGGTTCGATGCCCTCAAGTGCCTTCGCGTCATTCGCGCGAGCCTTGAGCATCTGTGCGCCGCGAGCCTTGTCGGCCTTCAGGATCTGAACTGCAAGCGCTTCTGCGGTCGTCTTGCCGTCGAACTTCGCAGCGTTTACAAGGTTTTCATGACCGACGACAGCGATGTCTTCAATTGCCTGAATGCGTGCACGTTCCTGCGCAGCGCCTTCGACCATTGCTTCGTTGCGGATCACCTGAACCAGTTCAGGGTGTTCCGCCTTCAAGGTTTCAAGATTCATTTTCCGAACCTCCTTCTTTTGAACTGCGGACGCCTTCGGCTCTTCCGCGTGAATGAAACCTTCAGGTGCATTCGCAAAGAACTGCGCGCTCACCTTCAGGTTGTTGACCATAACGGCGTCACCCACCGCACGGTTTTCGACGACCTGGCTTTCGTCGATCTCGTCAGCAAAACCGAGCTCAACCGCTTCCTCAGCAGTCAAGAACGACTCTGCGTTCATTAGCTTGTCGAGAGTCTTTTCATCGAGACCGGTCTTCTCGCTGTAGATGTCGCGAACGCTGAGTCGAACCTTCTCAAGGTTTTCTGCCGCCTCCTTCATCTCGCGCGGCGTCAGAGCATCGGTGCTCATGCGCACGGGATGGACGAGCATCATTGAGCCGCGCGGCATGACCACCTTCGCATTCTTGGCGCTCGTGATGATCGTGGCCGCACTGGCCGCCATGCCCGCGACGGTGATCGTCACCGGGCCTTTATGACGGGAGATCAGGTTGTAGATCGCGATCCCCGTGTATACGCTCCCGCCCATCGAATTGATGTAAACGTTGAGCGGCTGGTCGTCGCGAACTACAGCCATGTCGGCCTTGAAACTCGACTCATCGAAACCCTGATCCCAAAAGCCCCCCCCAACCGACCCAAACAGGTCAAGCCGTGCGGGGGCATCTTGAGCAGCCGCCGTGAATTGATAGAACTTGTTCTTATTCATCTGTTTCCTCCTTCTCCGGTTCCGTCATCGGTTGAGCCGGAGCTGTCGCACTCAGACCGTCTTCCCTGCGCATTGCCTCCTCGCGTTTGCGCACAGCGTGGACCTGGTCGTACTTCATGCCAGTAAGCTCAGCCGCCTCTCGTTCGCGAGTGCTGAAGCCTTCATCGACTCGAACCTTCGCGGCATTGGCTTCCTTCAGCGGATCGAGCTGTCCCTGCGCATCGCCGAACCATTCGGCCCCGCACCATGCAGCACGGATCGCCGGGTCGTCAAAGAAGCCGGGCGCTTGCACACGCCCCTTCAAGACGGCCTCGGTGAGCCACTCCTCATAAATCGGCTGACAGAAATTCCCCACGAGCCATTCGCGGCGCATGCGGAACATCTTCCAAGCCTCGAGAAGCGAAGCCCTCGACGCGCTGTAGGACGCTGTGAAGTTCTTCACGAGAAGTTCGTAAGGAATCTCAAGCGCCGCACCGATCTGACGACAGATAGCAATCACGAAAGGATCAAAGTTGGGGTTCGGTCGACTCGGGTCCGCAATCTGAACCTCTTCACCTTCATCAAGGGCAACGATCGAGCCGTTCCCCATCTCATAGGCGTTTGGGGCCTTGTCGACCTGCATCGCCGGATTGAAGGCCGTCGCGAGTGGAGAATCGGGAGTGTTGCTCTTGACAAAAACTGTGAACATCCCGGACACGACCGCAGCCATCAGTTCGGCCTCTGAATACCTGGATAGTTGCTTCAGAGCCTCGATGACAGGAGCAAGCATCGGCACGCCTCGGCGCTGTGCTGGACGCTCTACGTCTGCCATGATATGCAGAACGTTTCGTCGACCTGTCGTCGTACCGAAAGCAAGCACGCGCTTCCATTCCTGCTGCAGGTCTTGACCGATGCGAGGGATCGCGCCCGGATGATGTTTCGCCACCCAATAGGCAACGGTCTCACCATACGTCCCGACCTCGATGCCGCCAAGAATGTTTGCAGTCGTAGAGGCATTGAGCGGATCGCACACGCGGTCGGCTTCAATGAGACCGATGCGCAGGTCGTAGGCGCAACCCTTGCGCGGAATGATCGGCATCGTCACAAAGACGTCTCCACTCATCAGAGCCGAAAGGAGCACCAAGGACTGAAGCTGAAAGAATGTCTGCCGGCGCTCGGCGTCGCAGTTCACGCTTTCAGACCACAGACGCCATTCGCGTTCGGTGTTCTCTTCCCATTCCTTCGCTTGCTCCTCTGTGAGACCGAGGAACTTCGCGTCGACCTGTGCATTCAGCGCAAGACCGGAACCGACAACGTTCGTTCGTACCGTCTTCAGAGCGCCGGTCGCAAGAGGCGCCCCCATGTAGAGATCGCGCGAGCGATTGCGAAGCGTTTCCAAGTTGTCAACGATGTCCGCATCCGCATCGCTTCCGCCGGACAGCCATCCGATCAAGGACTTCTTTGCGTATGAGCCACCGTGCCGTGAATAGCCCGAGTTCAGAATTTCGAGCTTTCTTCGTGCCTCGAAGCGCTTCAACGCACGCTCAGGACTGATCGCCCTGATTGCTTTGTCAAGCAGATTCATTTGCAAGCCTCCTTACAGGTCGCGAGGGACTGCGCGCATCACGCGCGCCCCCTTACGTCCGTTTTCGAGCTTGTCGATTTCGTTGCGCCAGTACTTGATGCGAGCCGCAATATCTGAAAGCGAAGCTCTCGTTAAGCTACGCGTTCCGATTTTGTAAGACTGGCCAGAGGCAACCGCGCGTTCGGCATCGAGCCACATCTTCAGATTCGCGCGGGCCTCGTCTATGGTGATCCAAGACATGTCAATGCCTCCTTATTGTTTGATGTACTCCAAGAGGACGGAAGCTTGACAACTGTTGTCATCAGCTCCAGTCAATTCCTTGAGTCTTTCGAGTTCATCTCGCGTCTCGCAGGTAACCTTGAAGACAAGTTGACTCTGAGGACTCTCGTCGTCGACCGTCTCATCGTTTTCGATTTGGGCCGGGATTTCCGCCAGAAGAAGTGCATCGAGCTCTTCCTCAGAAAAGCCCATGACATCAAGATTGAAATCAACGTCCTGAAGTTCACCGAGCTCGATGCGAAGAAGCTCTTCGTCCCACCCGGCGTTGAGTGCCAACTGATTGTCGGCAATGCGCAGTGCTTTCTTCTGCGCGTCGGTGAGCCCCTTCAGGCGGATCGCCGGCACTTCCTTCATGCAGATCGACTTCGCGGCCAATGTTCGACCGTGGCCTGCAATGAGCTCATTGTGTTCATCAATCAAGACAGGGTTTGTAAAACCGAACTCCTTGATCGATTCCGCGACTTGCTTTATTTGCTCGTCGCTGTGCGTTCGGGCGTTTCGCTCGTACGCTTTCAGATCGTCAACGTTGATGTATTCGATCTGCGTTTTCTGTTGTGCCACTAGGCTTCAACTCCTTTACAAGGTGATCCCCTTTGAAAGGGTTCCGCGCGACCTACGCGGAGCGGTCTGCTGCTTGAGTGCTCCCCCATTCGCATAAAACTCCTGCAAAAAATCGAAATTAGGCGAGAGAAGCTCCAGTGCAGCAGTCGCATAGACCGCGCAGTCAAGAGCCTCGTTTCGTTCGCGGATTTTCTTCCACGCCATTTTCGAGACACCTTTCTCGAAGTGTTTTTCAAGCACCTCAGCGGTCAGTTGCTTGAAGAAGTTTTCAGAGAAGCCCCTGTCCTCCTGCGACGCATAGTGCGCGAAGTTCGGACCAGGGTCCTGCACGGAAAGCCTGTTCATGACGAGCGACTTTCCACTGTCAACACCGAGCGTGAAGAGCGTTGCCTTCATCGCGTTGCTCTTCGTCGGCGTATTGATGAACGGGACACCGATGCCGCCGCGCCCCTTTACAGAGAAGACGCGCATTCGTTCGCGGGCTTTCGTGTACTGGTAGACATTCGTCGTATATGTACCGTCACCCGAGTCGACGCAGGCACAAGCGACCGCAATGTGGACGCCGTTCAGCATCGAATGCTGGCGCTGCAGGACCGCGTCAAGTTGCTGCCATGTTCTCGCATCGTCCGGGCGGCCATAGAGCACTCGGTGCTCAATGCCCCAACACTCTCGGCCGACACCCCACCCGTAGACCGTGCATTCCAGTCGGTCGTGCTGAACGTCGATACCGGCGGTCAGTAGCAAGACGCCGTCTGGGAGAACGCCGTTTGCCGGATAGCTTTCGCGTCGGTTGAACAGTTGCTCCCAGTTGTCTGCATCGGGATTGCTCTCTTCCCACGCTTCGCCGAGCTTCAGGTTCACGAACTCCATGAGCCCGTGCTTGTCTCGGTTGTGGTTCACGGAAACAAACTCATCCACAAGGTCGTGAAGGTTCACCCACGGCGAGTACAACGCGTTGACGTGGTAGCCCTTGATCTTGCTGCCCGGGTTCGTTGCAATCCAACGGCCACTCTGTAGCAACTTCGGATCGGGCTTGTAGGCACCTCTCGTTATGCAGCCGCACTCTGGACAATGCATGCTTGCCGTCATCGGCAGCGCATTCCCTTCGTCGTCTTTCTGCCAGGTCACGTTTGCCCATTGCAGAATGTGTTCCTCACCGCAATGCGGGCACTTGACAAAGAATCGACGTTGATCACTTCGTTCGTACCAGTCGTCAATCTTCGACGCGCCTTTGATTGTCGGCGTGCTGACCAAAATGATCTTTCTGTTCCCGAAGTTCTGAGTTCGCTGAATGGCGAGTTTCAGAGGATCGCCTTCCTTCGTCACGCCGTAGCGGTCCACTTCGTCACAAAGAAGGACGCGGATCGGGCGAGACGCAAGACCAGCTGGCGAGTTCGCGCCGACAAGAGCCAGATAGCCACCAGGGAAATGCTTCATGCGAATAGTCGTACTTGACTTTTTCGCAGAGCCGCGACCGTCCTTCCCTTCTTCGAGCTTGCCTTGCAAGCCTGGAGAGTTCTGGAACATCGGCTCGATGCGCTCCTTCGAGAACGCCTCGGCCATTTCAACTGTCGGCTGAAGCATCAGCTGAGGAGCAGGCTCCTGGTCGGCGTAGTAGCCCATGATGTTCAGGAGCATCTCCGACTTGCCGAGCTGTGACGAGCAACACATGACGACGATTTCCGTGCGCCTGTCCGTCGCAGAGTCCATAGGCTCCTGCAGGTAGGGAGTTCGACTTGTGCGCCACATACCTGCTTCAGGAGACGTACCAGAAGCGACGACGCGGAACTTGTCGGCCCACTGGCTCCCGGTCAAACGAGAAATGGGACGGCAGGCCGTAGCCCACGCTTTCGACCAGATACCCATTCCATCACTCCTTTGCAAACCGCGAGCCGTTGATCGTTTTCAGAAGGTCGCGGAAAATGTCCTCAAGGACTTCCTCGGCTTCGCGCTGCGTCCGATTCTCAAGCAGGGCCGAGTAACGAGTCGGGGCGGAAATCGCGAAGTTTCGGAGCATCGCTGCTGCCTCTCTCGCGTCCGCCTCAACCTCAGCAACCGAGACATATTCGCCCTTGAGCTTTTTGTATTCGAGGTCCTTGATCTTTGCGGTCGCGACCTCTTTTGCGAGCCGGGCCTTGTTGAACGCCGCGTTAACGTTCAGCGCAGACGATATTTGCTTGTCGTCTTCGTCATCGCTCGTGAACACGTCCGCAGTCTTTCTGGACGTGCGACGGCTCGCCTTTTTTCGTTCTTCAGACTTGACCAGAGCCTTGAAGGCTTTCAGGCCTTCTTCTAACGGAATCTTTCCGTCGACAAGAGGCAGCTCGCCAGTCTTGCACTTCCCGCTTACGTATGCGGCACTACGTCCGACCTGGCGCGCAAACTCTCGCATGCTGACGCCATCGTTCGCCATGCCAACACCTCATTTTGTTTGGTACTTCCATCTTCACGCGTTCGCGCTTTCGCTTCAATACCGGCGGGCACCGGCAAGCGTAAACCGTTCACGGAAAGCGTAAAGTGAAATGTTCATGAACACCCTTTTGAAATTTGTAGCTAGACGAGTTTCGGGGCTCGTCCGACCCGCATGAGTCAAAAAGCCCCGGCAGGACCCAAGCTCTCTCCGTCGCTCATTCGACGCCCCATCACTGAGCGGGCTGAGGCTGAGGCTGAGGTTGAGCCTGCACAGGCGCCTGGCCCTTGTCATCAGTCACAGCATCGTAGACAGCGTTGCCTGCCATCGATCCTGCGAACGATCCGGCAACAGTAGACCAGAAGCCACTGTTGGAAGATGCCGGCACCTGATTCACCGTCTGGTTGATGACGGTCGTGTTCTTCTTCACAACTGTCGTGCGCTTCGGTGCATAGCTTTTCGTAGGAGCAGGACGGGAGAACGAACGACCGCCGCTGAACCCACGACCGCCACGTGCTTCCGCCGCTGTAGAAACGAAAAAGGCGACCGCAATGGCCGCCACAATAGCTTTCTTCATTTTGTCCCTCTAAATTGAAAAGCCCCCGAGGTTTCCCCACGAGGGCAGAGTACACTGTTAGTCGCGGAGCGATGCGCCAACACCGCTCCGCACTTCCTCACACTCATATCTAGCTTAAGCATGAAGAAAGAAGACTTATCAAAGCTAGTCAACAAACTGAACTCATCCATGCCGGCTGGGGTTGAATGCCCCATGTGTCACGGACGAGACTTTGAAGTTGTTGACGGCGTTTTCACTAACTCGATCCAGCAGTCCCTGAACAATTTCCAAATTGGCGGTCCATCTGTTCCGTGCGTCGCGTTTGTCTGTACGCATTGTGGCTTTCTAAGCCAGCACGCCATAGGCATTCTGTCGCCCGATCTCCTGCACATCAAAAAGGGAAAGGCCAATAATGAGTAATGGTGTTCTGAGGCTACCTGGATCTAACGAAAAGGTCGACGTTGTGTACAAAGCCCCTAGAATGATCTGCGCTTCTGAGCACACGATAAAGCTCTACACCGCTGAAGTTATTTCAGCGAACTCCAAGCGATTTTCGTTTTTTGGCTCATTAGGTATCTTTCTATCCGTTTTGCCTGTTGCATCTACGAGTCAGCAATTCAATGAATTTCTTGGCGTACCCGCCAATCTTTGGCCCGGAATATTCTTCGTTGCAACAGGAATCTCTCTTTTTGCTTGCATAACATTCGCATGGCAATGGCTACAGCTAAAAAGCAAAGTTGACCCTGACTATTTGATAGAAAAGCTCGTCGAAAACGATAACCAACAACTTCAGCCGTCTACCGACAATACTGAGTTTGCTAAAACACTCCAATTTTCTGACCTTGTACAGAAAATTACGGAGGCAAACAAGGTATCTCGGAATACACAAAAAAAGAGGCCAACTCTAAACAAAAAACCTCGAAGTTATTTTTTCTCCCGCTAACCTAGCAGATAAAAGAAAAGCGGCATCACCGTGGAGGAGATACCGCTTTCCAGAATTGCTGATGTTTTTCCTAGGCACGGCAACGCGAGCCAAATGACTCGCGTATCGGCGCGGACTAGTACCGGCATTAAACTGATGCCTGAAGTTTACCACGACACAATATGTTGTGCAACATGCGCATCGCCAACAACATATGGTATTCATACTTGCCCTGGCGAATGCCGGCACGTCGGCATGTGATCCACAGGGGCCGACTCGGAGAGGCATACGCTTCTTGAAGAAGTCTCTTCTCTCGAGACTCGAGCATCTTGCTCCATGCCGCCTCAATTTCCATTGCATCCACAACATCAATCTTGATCGGCACCTCCCTCACCCCTTCCGTCTGCTGATAGCCGGCTTCCCGCATGATGCCGAGGATGGAACTCGTGCCTTGCGGCTTTCCCTCTCTCGACCACCTGCTCCAGTTCTCCAGTCGCGCCTCAAGAATCCTGCGCTCTGCTTCGTCCATTCCGTTACTCCAAAACCCTGATCCGGTACTCCAAGTCATTGATCCGTTTGTCGCGTTTCTCGAACTCCCGGTCGATAGCCTCACCGACCTTTTCGGCTGCGACCCGAAGCTTCTCCACGTCGATGGAAGGTCTGCACAGCAGGTAGATGATCGCAACAAAGCCGATGGTGAACCACGCAAAATCACTCATGTTCATGCTCCTTCGCCCAGGCATCGCGACAGTCCGCGTCGCACCACCGTCTGGCCTTCTTGATTCCTTCCACCGTTGCCGGCACATGGTCAATCTCTTTTCCGCAGAAGAGGCACAAGCTCACCAGTCGCGGCTTTGGTCCTTCACACCGTCTGGTTGACTGAAGCGCCACCCTCATCATCCATTGATCGCTTCTAAAAGCTCGATCCGCATCGTCCATTTTTCACTTTTCTCCTTCATGACTGTGACAGATCTGTACCAGATCGATCTGTCACGCCTTTTTTCCTGTCCCGCAGGCGAAAGACCGTAGGTGTGACAGATGTGACAATGAAACTCTCCATTGTTATGCCCAGAAGCGACATGCACATGGTGGTGGAGGTGCAGTTTTTTACACCTCCTCCTTCTATCTCTTTTTTCTGTTCTTTTTTGAGTAAATCATCTGTCACAGTGTCACAGTGCTTCTTTTCGCCTGTAAGAGTAGCGAAGAGCTGTGACAGATGATCTGGTACACATCTGTCACACATCTGTCACACTCAGAATGGAATGTCGTCCTTTTCAGCTTCTGGAACGTAGAACCGCTGAACGACTCCATCAACGCGCTGACGCTTTTGCACATATCCAAGCTCGCGCATAACGGCCGCGAGGCGGCGGCTGTCGGCGGGAGAGATGCGGCCTGCCGGCGTCCCCAGCGCAAGAGTCAAGAGGTTTGAAGGCGTCAAAAGAATAGGCTTTTCTGCCGCCATATCAAACGGCTTCGAGTCGATCCACTCGCGGATCGGATCTGCCCACGCATCAGAACGCATGTACGAAAGATTTTCGACTTCGCTCAGGCGCTCCACTTCTCGATGCTCGATGCCGAAGCGCTTGAAGAGATCGCGGCCCTGCGCCCAAAGCTGAAGAAGATCGCGCTTGACCGCATCGATGTCGATGCTGGTGACGCGCACAGGCGCATAGCGTCGATTGCCCGTCCTGTCGGTCAAGAACTCCGATTCGTTTGTCGTCATCCAGAAGGTGCAGCGTCTCGGCGTTCTCGTCGTGTATTCCTTGTACTTCCTGACGTGCTCGTCATACTCGAGCGAGATGAAGCGCTTCAAATCCTCGACCTCTCGGCGGCCCATGCCTGAGAGTTCGGGGATTTCAATCGTGATCTTGCCGCGCATCTTTCGGGCGATGTCATCGTCCTTCGAGGCGAAGCTGATTTCAGACGAGAAGCGCTGCTCGATCGCCAGCACTTGAACGAGCGTCGACTTTTTCGCACCCTGCGGACCGACAAGCACCGGCACGATGTCGGCTTTGATGCCTGCTGGTGAAGTCGCTCGCCCCCACATTGCTGAGAAGATGTACTTCGCCACGGCCTGCGTGTACTGAGTCGACTCTGCACCGCAGTACGTCGTGAAGAAATCCGTCACGCGGTCAACGCCGTCCCACTGCGGCACCTGCTTTTCAAGGTACTCGCACATGTAATCGAATCGGTGATCGTCAGCGACAAGCTCGAGTGCGTCTCTCATCAGCTCTTTGGCGATTGGCTTGAACGGGCTTCCGTTGAGTGTCTCAAGCTTGTGGCGCATGCGGACGGTAAGCGAATCCTGAAGCTCAGTCCAGTCACCGTTTTCCTTCTTGACGACGCATTCGCCTCGGAAGGTATCGAAGCGTACTTCATAGCCTGAGATGCCGTTCTCGAGAGCGGCCACGAGTGGAGGAAGCGAGGACTCGATCTTGAAAGACTTCTGATCGATGTACTGTCCGCCGACGGCCATGAACCTTGAGAGCGGCTCTTCTTCTTTCGTGAGCGGTACTTCAGGGAATTCATCCGCGCTCGTGCGCCTGAAGCCCATCGAGACGGCCCACTTCACCAGATCAGAAATGTTGCGATGAGCGCAGTGGCCGTGCAGGCACTTGAACGCAGGCTCCGAATATCCGCGAGTCCCCGCCTGATAGTAGGTGCTCGATCCGTCGCCGGAGAAGCCGCCCGTATGCTCGTCTTCCCACGGACAAACAATGTCAAGTTCGCCAGGCGCTTTTTCCTGCTTGACATAGCCGTTATCGCGAAGCCAGTCCGCGAGGCGGTCGTGCGTCAGTTCGGTTTTGCCTTTTTTGCGCCCGGAGGTCGACTTCTGTGCGTCATCTCCTACGCCGTACTTTTTCTGCACTTCCGTGAGGAAAGCTTCCACTTGCTCCGCGCTGGCGGTCGGCATCTTGCCAATATCATCCGACCAAGCGTATCGCGAACCCTTCGGGTGAGTGCCGGCGGCCACGAACTGTTGGCCCGTGCCGAGCACTTCAAGCATGTTGCCGTCTCGCATCAAGATGCGGGTTTTGGCGTACTCGCCTTCGTAGCGGACAGGTGCAAGCCATCGCGGCGCACCGCCTCGAGTGCGAAGCGGCGCATCTTTCGCGATGTGCTTAACGAAAAGCTCGTGAATACCCTTCGCCAACTCTTCGTCGTCGCAGTCGCAGTCGAACGCGATGACGCCGACACCCGTGCGAACGCAAATGCCATAGTCGCGGCACTTGCTCCACTTCGCGATTTCATCGGCCGTGGACACATGAGACGTCCAGCCGTGGAAGCCTGTCGCCTCGCCCTTATTGTTGATGCGCGAGGGCGTCTTGCCGAACGAGCGGAGTCTGGAGCTAGAAGAAACGGAAATGTTCGGGTTCTGCACTGCCGGCAACAGCATGCGCGTAAGCCCTGCGCCGATACAGGCTTTCCATTCTTCTGGGCAGGCACCAAAGGACGCGTTCATTCGGGCCTCCCTTTTTTGTACATACGACGAAGGGCGTCGACCAGCTCAAAACTGGTTGACGTCTGTTTGCCGTTTAAGATTTTTGAAATCGTTGGCTGGCTTGTTCGGCACTTTCTGGCGATGTCTGCCTGAGAGAATCCGCGGGCAACAAGACGCCGCACGAGTTCGTTTGGGGGTAAAAGCTGCATTGTGATTGGCTCTACATCTAAAGCGATACACTATCTTTGGAGAGTATACATCTAGAGCGATAGATTGTGAAAAAATCACTTATGCTTTTGAGAAATATGGCTATCATCAGAGCTATAGTAACCACATCTACAATCAGGAGCCTTCACATGCTTCATGAAGTCTTAAAGGCCGCCCTGAGCAATGCCAGTCTTGGGCCTACTGAGCTGTCTCGCAGAAGTGGCGTCCCGATCGCCACAGTGTTTCGCCTGTTGAACGGGACCAACGACAATCCAAAGCTTGAAACTCTCGCCAGGATCGCCAACGCGCTAAGCATGTCTGTATCGGAATTACTTTCCGGAACATCGTCTGCTACGAGCGCATGCCCGCCGGTTGACGAGTCCGACTACGTAGCCGTTCGCTCGCTTGACCTTCGCCTTTCTGCTGGCCCCGGCGCGGAAGCCTGCTATGAAGATTGCCAGGCAGACAAAATGGTTCTGTACAACCGTTCTTTCTTCCAGGAGATGCAAATCACCCCTACTCACGTAGCCAGAATGCGCGTCTCCGGTCACTCGATGGAACCGCTGCTTGCTCATGGCGATTACGTACTCGTTGACCTACACGACAGAGAGCGAATCGTTGACTTCAAGGTTTACGCAATTCGCGTCGAGGGCGAGTATCGCGTCAAGCGCTTGTGCCGGAAACTGGACGGCACGATCATTCTCATAAGCGACAATCCAAAATATGAAGAAGAACGCCTGACGCCAGACCTTCTCGCGTCAATTGACTTCAAGATCATCGGTAGAGTTATCGAGCGCTCAGGAACCGCCGCGTTTAGCTAGCGACCCAAAGGTACTGTTGTGGATATTGAGTACAGCGACTACATCGTCTATGTAGATGAAAGCGGAGATGCAAACTTAGACAAGATCTCTCCTACCTTCCCCGTTTTCGTCCTGTCGTTTTGCATTTTCAAAAAGGACAGCTATGCAGAAACCGTGATCCCCGCAATGAGCAAACTAAAATTTAAAACGTTTGGCCATGACATGGTTGTGCTACACGAGCGAGAGATCCGGAAAAAAGAAGGGATATTCTCTCAACACTCCAAAGAGATTCGAGAAGCTTTTTTAGAGGAGCTGACTGAAATCATCGATGGCGTTGACCTGACGTTAATTTGCGTTGTAATACGTAAGGAGGCACTGAAAAGTCAGTACACGATTCCATATGAGCCTTACGCCCTCGCCATGCAATACGGCTTGGAAAGGATTTGGGATTTCTTAAAGTACAACCGGTGCGAAAACAAAAAGTTGCACATAGTGTTTGAGTCTAGAGGGAAGCAAGAAGACGCCGCTCTCAAGTTAGCTTTTCGCGACATCTGCTGCGGCGAAAATAGAAATCAGAAGCCCTACCCTTTCGACATTGTTTTCGCCTCAAAGGCCGTAAACTCTAATGGCCTCCAGCTAGCCGATCTCACTGCTAGGCCCGTTGGGCTGTACGTCATGGACAAGAGCAGGCCCAACAGGACGTTTCCTATCTTAGAAAAGAAATTTTGGAAAGGCGAAATGCAATGCACCCACTACGGGAACGGCCTAAAAGTTTTTCCATAGCCATAAAAAGCGAAAGGCCCCTGATCCGAACCAGAGGCCATAACGCCGGGTGGGTAGTCCCTCCCCATTTATCGCTAGTATAGCCCTCCCAAAAGCACTCGTCAACCCACCAACCCTCCTGTCACACGGGAGGGTTTTTTATTACCTTACGAAACATTTAAGGGTAAACACCTATCGCACAAACGCGATATAGGCGCGCATAATGAGTCTATCTTTCAAGCGATGCACGCATCGCTTTAGGTATACATCATGACACACGCATACACCTCATCGCGCAGCAAGCGCTTGCTTTCCTCCCTTCTCGACATTCTCTGCGGCAAATCCTATGCCGGTGACGACGATCAGGAAAAGCTGATTGCTTTGGTCCAAACAGTCGTGGTCATGACTCCGCTGATCCTCCTTCTCTTCTACTCGAAGGAGTTCTTTCATCTCATCGTCAGCGCTTACAACTTTTTCCTGTAATCCGACTGCCGCCACCGGGTGGGTCTCAGACGAGCCTGTACCTACCTCACTAGATCCGGTGGCGGCAGGCGGTCCTTCCTTGTCGAGAAAGTGATGTCGATTGAACAACTTATCCAAGACCACACGCTCGCAGTTCAGAAAAACACCGAAGAACTGCAAGCCGTCCGAACCGCGCTGGAGGCTCTTGTCTCTCGCCTTCAGTGCCCCGCCAGTCCGGCCCCCGCGATCGCCGCGCCTGCTGTCCCCATCGCCGAAGTGGAGCATTTTCCTGAGCAGGTGACGACGATCGCGGCGGAGGACCTTCCGACCGCCGGCACTGCCGCTGATGCTGTCGGCAAGGCAGAGGAAACTCCACCTTTTGACGATGTTCCCCCGTTTGACGAAGAGCCTGCCGTCGAAGTCACGTACGAAATGCTTCGTGATCTCGGCATCAAAGCTTCCGTTCGTTTCGGCCGTGATTTCGTCGTGAAGAATCTTGCCGCCTATGGCGCAAAGACTCTGAAGGATCTGGATCCGAAGCACTATGCCGACATCTTCAAGGCGTTCAGCGAAGGAGAAGAGTGATATGGCGCATGCCCTTCTCTCTCCCTCTTCTGCCGCTCGCTGGATGGTCTGCCCCGGCTCTGCAAGCCTCTGCCGTCATGCTGCGTCCGACGCAGGTCAGGACATGTCTTTTGCTTCTGAAGGCACGTTCGCTCACGAAGTCGCCGCGGCCCTGTTGATGGGGGCAGACCTCCCGAAGTCCAAGACCTACAGCGCAAGCGAAGTCGCTGATGAAGTCCGTCCGTACGTTGAATACATCCGCACCCTGCCCGGCACGCTTCTTGTCGAGCAGAGTCTCGGCATTGAGACGATCACGGGCGAAGCCGACGCCTACGGCACTGCTGACGCTGTACTGGTCGGCGATGAAGAACTCATTGTTTGCGATTTGAAGTACGGCATGGGCGTCAAGATCGATGCCATCGACAACCCTCAAATCGCGATCTACGCGGGTGCCGCTTACGCCGCCTTCGGCGATCTGGTCGGCGACATCAAGCGCGTCCGCGCTGTCATCGTCCAGCCGCGCCTTGACCACGTGTCCGAATGGGCGCTCACCGTTGATGAGCTTCAGGCTTTCCTGAAGAAGATCAGCGCATGCGCAGAGACGGCCCGTGCTCAGCTTGCCGCGAGCGACGAGGATCTGTGCCTCTGTCCCGGCAAGGCGCAGTGCCAGTTCTGCGACGCCTCTTCCCGATGCCGCGCATATCTCGAGTTTGTCGAGAAGTCGTCAGGCGTCAGCCTTCCGAAACCTGCATGCCAGCTGATGACGAACGAGGACCTCGCAAGAGTTCTTCCCGCAGTCGAAGCCGTCGAACAGTGGTGCAACCGCGTTCGCGAGGACGCTTTCCAACAGCTTCTCGCAGGCAACTCCATCCCCGGATACAAGCTTGTTGCCGGTCGAGAAGGCCGCCGCGTGTGGGCCGATGAAAAGCTGATCGAAGAGCTTTTCAAGCGCATGAAGGTCCCCGTCGCTGATCGCTACACGAAGAAGCTGATCAGTCCGACTCAGGCCAAAAAGCTGATCAAGCAGCAGGTGCTGACCGAACGACAGTGGGAGCGGCTGGAAGAGCACATCAAGCGCTCTGAGCCGAAGCCCTGCGTCGTCCCCGAGTCCGACAAGCGTCCCGAATGGGTCCGCTCTTCTGCCGAAGATTTCCCCGATTTAACTGCTTCTGAATAAAAGGATTTTTGAAATGTCGAAGCAACTCCTTTCCGGCCGCATGGCCTTCCCCCACATCTTCGAGCCGCGTCGCAATGACGACACGGGCGTCGAGAAATTCGAACTGACGCTTCTCATCAAGCCGGAACACGCTTGCGTCAAGAAGTACGCCGCCGAGTGCCTCAAGCTCGCGACTGAAAAGTTCGGTGGTGAACAGAAGGCTCGTGCCGTTCTCCAGGCTCGCCCGATCTTCAAGCGTGGCGACGAACGCGATAACCCGCCTGACGGCTACGCAGGCAACTACTACCTGACGCTTCGTTCCAAGACGATGCCCGACTTCTACTCCGCCGACCGCAAGCGCCTCACGCTCGCTCAGGCGAAGGAACTCTTCTACGCAGGTTGCATGGTCAACGTTCTTAGCTCTCCGTGGGCCTACGACGCCAAGGGCAATCGAGGCGTCAGTCACGAACTTCTGTCTATCCAGTTTGCCGGCCACGGCGATGCGTTCAGCGGTCGACCGTCCACCAGCGCGGATGACTTCCCCGATCTCTCTGCAGGCGGTAACGATTCGTTCGGCGAGAGCATGGACGACATCCTCTAACACAAACAACAGCAACCCACACGAACCATGACCAGACTCTTTCTTGACATCGAAACCTACTGCGAGACGCCGATCAAGGCCGGAACGCATCGCTACGCGGAAGGCGTCGAGATCATTCTCTTCGCGTACGCCTTCGACGAAGAGCCTGCCGCCGTGATCGACTTGACCGCGCAGGACAGCCTTCCGCAGCGCGTTCTGGATGCTTTCAACGATCCGGCTGTCGAACTGTGGGCGCACAACTCGCACTTCGACCGGACGATGCTCAAGCGCTTCTATCCTGAAGTCGCGGATCCGCGCCGCTGGCGTGACACGATGATTCTTGCGTATGCGCACTCTCTCCCCGGTTCCCTCGGAGAGCTGTGCGAAATCCTCGGCCTTCCGACTGACAAGGCAAAGGACAAAGACGGGCGCAGACTCGTACAGCTCTTTTGCTCGCCCCGTCCCGAGTACTCGCAGATTCATCGTGCCACTGCCGAGACGCATCCCGACGATTGGGAGCACTTCTGCGATTACTGCCGGTTGGACGTCGAAGCTATGCGCGAAGTCTGGCATCGGCTGCCGAAGTGGAATTCGGAGAACTACGGCCTCTGGCCTGAATGGTCCATCGATCAGGACATCAACGATCGCGGAATGGCGATCGATCTTCAGTTGGTCGACGAAGCCATCAAGGCCGCCGACGCCGACAAGGCTCGCGCGAATGATCTCGTATACGAAGCGACCGATGGTGCGGTATCTACGATCGGCCAGCGTGACGAATTCCTGAAACACATCTTGTCGGCCTACGGCGTCAGCCTGCCTGACATGAAGAAGTCGACGCTTGAACGTCGTCTGAATGACGAAAGTCTGCCGATTCAGGTGCACGATTTGATCGCACTGCGCCTCGAGACCGGCAAGACTTCCGTACAGAAGTACAAGGCGCTTCAGACCTGCACGTCGTCCGACGGACGCCTTCGCGGATGCCTTCAGTTTATGGGCGCAATTCGCACGGGCCGTTGGACCGGGCGGCTGTTTCAGCCGCAGAACCTGCCGCGAGGCTCGCTCAAGCCGGCAGAAGTCGAAGCCGCCATCGAGGCCATCAAGGCTGGCGTCGTCGATCTCATGTACGAGAACGTTACGTCGACCGTCTCGAGCTGCATCCGCGGCGCAATCATCGCACCGAAGGGCAAAAAGCTTGTCGTCGCCGACCTCTCGAACATTGAAGGCCGCGTGCTCGCCTGGACGGCGGGTGAAGAGTGGAAGCTCGAAGCTTTCCGTGCCTTCGACCGTGGCGAAGGTCCTGACCTCTACAAGGCGACGTATGCCAGAACCTTCGGCATCAAGCCCGAAGAAGTCACGAAGCCTCAGCGCCAGATCGGCAAGGTGCTCGAACTCTCGCTCGGCTATCAGGGAGGCGTGCCTGCTTTCTTGAACTTCGCGAGCATCTACGGGCTTGACCTTGATGAGCTTGCAGTTCACACGCGTGAAGCGATTGAGCCGAAGTTTTGGCACGAAGCCGCAGACGCTTATGAATGGTTCAAGAGCAAGGGCCTGACCGCCGGCTTGAAGCCCGACACGTTCATTGCCTGTGAAGCGATCAAACGTGCGTGGCGCTCGGCGCATCCCGCCATCGTCAACCTCTGGTCGAAGTGTGACGAAGGCTCGAGGTCAATGGCCGCCCACGGCAAGGGCTGCGTCCGTGCAGGAAAGGTCCTTCTCGGCCGCAAGTCCGCGGGTTATGGCGCACTGCTTCTCCCTTCGGGTAGATACGTCTGCTACCCCGGCGCACGAGAAGCGAAGCCCGACGAAAGAGCGACATTCGTCTACTACGGCATCAACCAGTACACGCGCAAGTGGAGCGAGATTCGCTCGTATGGCGGGAAGGTGGTTGAAAACGCATGTCAGGCGATCGCTCGAGACGTGCTCGCGTCGACCATGCCGGCCATCGAGGCCGCCGGCTACAAGGTGGTGCTTTCGGTCCACGACGAACTGATCACCGAGTGTCCAGACACGCCCGAGTACTCGGCGGAGCACCTTTCACGGCTTATGTCGACTGCGCCCGCATGGGCTTCTGACCTGCCTCTCTCCGCCGCCGGCTTTGAGGCTTACCGATACAAGAAGGATTAATCAAATGGCAATTCAAGACATAGCAGAAGGCGATCCGCTGAGTCAGCGAGAAGTCGAGCTTTTGTCCTTGCTGGCGAAAGGGATGACTCAAAAGGACGCATGCGAGGTTTTGGAAATCTCGCACCGCACGCTATCAGCTCACATGAAGTCGATCTACAAAAGGCTGGGCGTTCACAACCTCGCTGAAGCGATTTACGAAGCATTTCAAATCGGCATTTTCAAGGTAATCACCGGAGACAAGAAATGACACGCGAAGAACTCATCCATGACGAACTCGGCACGACGATCAGCTTTTACACGCCCATTCGAGTCTTGGCCCGTCTCAAGGGCATCAAGAAGATGCTCGAGCGAGGCGACTGGAAGGCCGCGCAGCTTGCCGCAATCGATCTCGAAAATGATCTCGAAAGCACCCGCGCCGACGTGAACGACTTGATCACCAGCATCGAAACGAACGACGACTTCGGAAAGGAAGAAAACGAATGACAGACAACATCAACCACCCTCAGCACTACGAAGCGGCAGGATATCTGGTTCAACCGATCGACGTGACGGAGGGCCTGCCCTTCTGTCTCGGCAATGCCGTGAAGTACCTTGCCCGTGCCGGCAAGAAGGACGGCTCGCCCGAACTCGAGGACCTGAAAAAGGCTCTCTGGTACATCCGACGTCAGCAGAAGAAGTGGAAAACCGCCGCTGACCCGTACATCTTCCTTGACCGAGACGCTTCCGCGGCACTCCACGTTCTCTACGGCAAGGGCAAAAAGGACTACTTGTGCTTTGACCTCGATGAAGAGACCGGGCTGTACATGAGCGACGGAGGGGTTCTTATGGTCGCGGAGTCGATCCTGAAAAGGCGCATCACCGATCTGGAACACGACCTCAAGCCCGGGAAGACCGAAAAGGAATCCCAATGAAGATTTTCCTGTACGTGGTTTTGTTTCTTTGTCTGAGCGGCTGCTTCGTCGTGCTGTTGCCAATCCTGCTGTCTAGCTCAGACATCATCGCAATCCTTCTTGGACTCACCCTTTTCTTTTGCCTTGTCGGCTCAATCATCTATCAGCTTTGGGAGAAATTTAATGTTTAAAGAAACTACTGCCATTGGACTCTGCGCGGCGGCCGCTGTCGCAATCGTTGGTGGCGTCTACCTCGCCTGCAACATCAACACGGTTCAAGCCGGCTACGTCGGCGTCCGCGTTAACCTCTACGCGGACAAGGGCGTCCAGAATGAAGTTGTCGGCACCGGCCGCTACTTCATCGGCATCAACGAGAAGCTGTACCTGTTCCCGACGTTCAACCAGCTCAAGAACTACGAGTTTCCGTTCACTTTCCAGACCTCTGACGCAATGGACGTTCGGGCAAATGTCGGCGTCGAATACAACATCGACCCGGCAAAGGTTGCCACGGTTTTCACGACGTACCGCAAGGGCATCGACGAGATTACCGACGTCAATCTTCGCCAGTACATCTCCGACGCGCTCATCAAGAATGCCGTGAGCATGGACATCAACCAGCTGACGCAGGGCGGCAAAACAAAGCTTCTCGAAAGCGTGACTGCCGACATCCGCAAGAAGCTTGATCCGGTCGGCGTCCGCATTGTGAAGTTGTCCTGGATGACGGACCTTCGCTATCCCGAACAGGTTCGCCAGTCGATCAACGCGAAGATCGAGGCGACGCAACGCGCACTCCTTCGTGAAAACGAAGTCGCTCAGTCGAAGGCCGAAGCCGAGAAGGTTCGTGTGGCCGCTCAGGGTGAAGCCGACGCCCGTCTGACCCGCGCACGTGCAGAAGCCGAAGCCATCGCTATCAAGGCCAAGGCGCTTCGAGACAACCCAGGCATTCTTCAGCTCAATGCCATCGACAAGTGGAATGGCGTCCTTCCTGTCTACATGACTGACAGCGCGACGGTTCCGTTTGTTCCCGTCAAGTGAGGATCGAAAGATGAAAACGATCCCTTACGGCGAAAAGGTCCGCGAGATCGCCGAGCACTACGGCCCGATGCACCAGCTCGCGAAGGCGAACGAAGAACTCGGCGAAGCGATTGCCGCGATCACCCGCTACACGCTTCAGCCCACGAAAGTGAATTTCAAGGCAATGGCCGAAGAGCTGGCAGACGTCACGATCATGATCGATCAGCTGAAGATTCTCGTGCCGGAACTGCATGGCGAAGTCGCACGAGCACAAATGAAGAAGGTCGATCGACAGCTCGATCGGATTGCCGAAGAGCCGATCCTCGAGGCATGGAGGAAGAAATGAACTTTACAGTCAATGCATCAACGGCATATCTCGGCGTAGCGGCCGCGACATGTCTGGCACGAACAGTTGATGAATTCGGCAACGAGATCGTGACGTGGGAAATGATGTACCCGCGATATGTGCACCCTGAGCTGATGACGCATCGCATGTTCTCTCGCAACGCGTCCAGCAGCCGAGCGACGCCGCTCCACGTGACGCTCGAGGAAGTGCGAAAGAACCCCATGTTTTTCAACTCCGTCGGCAAGAACCGCTCCGGAATGGTCGCGGGCGATGAAGTTTCTTTCGGCGAGAAGATGAGCTTCTTCGAAGACTGGAAGGACCTCGCGAACGAAGTGGCCGACCGCGTGGAAGGCATGAGTGCCGCATACGGCATTCATAAGCAGGTGCTGAATCGTGCGCTCGAGCCTTTCCTTCCGATTCGAACGATTGTGACCGCCACGGAGCTGGACAACTTCTTCAAGCTCCGACTTGCCAAAGACGCTCAGCCGGAAATGCGCGCACTGGCTCTCGCGATGAAGATGTCGATGCTCGCAACGAAGGTCGACGAATCGACGACGCACATGCCCTATGCGGAATTCTTTCCCGATGACAACGACTTCTGGGCGCTTCTGGTCCGAGGCACTGCGGCCTGCTGCCGCGTCTGTGTCGGCAAGCAGGAAGGACGAAAGTCGACGCTTGAAGAGGACAAGGCCCTTGTGAAGATGTTACTCGAGAAAGGACACATGACGCCGCTCGAGCACTGCGCCCGTGCTGAGGGAACGCCTTATGCAATGTACGCAAACTTCCGCGGCTGGAAGTCGCTTCGCTACCTTCGCGAAAAGGAAGGCGAAAAGGTATTCGGAGGCTTGATCGATTGACGCCGGAAGGGAGGCTTGTCGCCTACATCAAACAACAGGTCAAGTCTCTCGGCGGTTTAACTCGAAAGTGCGAATGGTCAAATCATGCAGGCGCGCCGGACATATTCGTCATGCTTGCCGGCAAGCACTTTTGGGTTGAACTCAAGAAGGAGGGAGAGCACCCGCGGCCCATCCAGCTACGCGAACACAAGCTGATGAGAAACGCCGGGTGCGAAGTTTACGTGCTCGATTCAAAAGAAAAAATAAACGAGCTTTTGAATTCAAAAACAGTTAAATAAATAGGAGGCAAAAGATGATGGTTATAAATGTGGCAATTATATTTTTAATTCTTATTATTGCCTTTATCGTCGCTTACCTCGTAGGGCTTGCAGGACAAATCGCCGCGATGCGCGAGCACCTTGTATCGACTGCCGCCCGTGCCGATGCCGTTCTCGCGAGTTCGCCCGACGTGCATCAGCGTTTGACATCTCTCGAGCGCAAGTACACGGGCATGGCTCGATACCTGCGAGAAATTCAGAAGCGCCCGAGCCGCCAGAACCACGACAGAAAGAACGCGGAGCACATGTGATGACGCACTTCACTCCTAGACCGTATCAGCTGATCATCATGAATCACATGATCTCGAAACCGCGTTCAATGGTCTGGTCAGGTATGGGCACTGGGAAAACCGCTTCGACGCTTTTCGCGCTTGACACCTTGAAGCGCCTCGGCGATGAGTGCTTTCCCGCGCTCATCCTTGCGCCGCTCCGAGTAGCTCAGTCGACGTGGCCGGATGAAGTTGAGAAATGGAAGTCTGATCTTTTGCTGTCGATTGTTCCGATTGTCGGCTCACAGTCTGCACGTCGTGCCGCGCTGAGAAAGCCTGCGGACATCTACACGATCAACTACGAAAATTTGCCGTGGCTTGAGAAAGAACTCGGCGATGCCTGGCCCTTCAAGACGGTTATCGCCGATGAGTCGACGAAGCTCAAGGGCTTTCGCCTCGGCGGAGGCGGCGGACTTCGCGCCCGTGCCTTATCTCGAGTCGCCTTCAAGTACGTGAAGCGTTTTGCAGGTTTGTCCGGCACTCCTGCACCGAACGGGCTTGAAGATTTGTGGGGTCAATTCTTCTTCGTCGATCGAGGCGAACGACTGGGAAGGTCCTTCGGCGCTTTTCATGATCGATGGTTTCACCCGAAGCGTGTCGGAGCCGATCCGCATGCCGTCCAGTGGGAGCCGTTCGAGCATTCGCAAAAGCAAATTCAGGATGCCGTGCGAGACGTGACAGTCAGCCTCGATGCAGCCGATTACTTCGACATCGAGAAGCCGATCGAAAACGTGATCTATGTCGACCTGCCGGCGCAGGCCCGTGCGATGTATGACACGCTGAATCGCGACATGATCGCGGAGCTTCAAAGCGGCGCAGAGATTACAGCGGTCAATGCGGCTTCTCTCACGACGAAGTGCTTGCAGTGCGCATCCGGCGCTATTTACACGGATGACGCAGGCTCGTGGGAAAAGGTCCACGACGAAAAGATCGAAGCGCTTAAGTCTGTGGTCGAAGAAGCAGCAGGCATGCCCGTTCTCGTGTCGTATCACTTTAAGTCTGATCTTGAACGACTGCTTCGGGCGTTCCCGCACGGTCGACATCTGGATAAGGATCCGAGAACAATTCGAGACTGGAACGCGGGAAAAATACCCGTGCTCTTCGCGCACCCCGCATCGGCCGGACACGGCTTGAACCTTCAAGACGGCGGAAACATTCTCGTGTTCTTCTCGCACTGGTGGGACCTCGAGCAGTTTCAGCAGATATGCGAACGCATCGGGCCGACGCGACAAGTTCAAGCCGGGCACCCGCGGCCTGTTTTCATTCACTACATCATTGCGCGAGATACCGTCGATGAGCTGGTGATGATGAGGCGAAAGCGAAAAGCAACGATTCAGGAAATCCTTTTGGAAAGCGTAAAGGGGAAGAAATGCCGGTAAGCAGAAAGCCGCGAAAGAAGGGACGCCGCGGACATGAAATAGACGCCCGAAAGAAGCTGATCAACGGGAAGTTCAAGAATCTGGACGATGCGCGAAAGGCGATCAAGGAAGTGGAAAGCAGCCGAAAGCGTCGACGTCAGCAATGCACTCAGCTCGGCTACATGCTCGGCTACATGCTCGGCTTTCAAGAGAAGGACTCTCTGCTCGAGGCATTCACGCTCAGCTTTTTCGCGCTCGAGCGTTGGCCGACGACGACCGATTACTCGGACTTCAACCAGATCAGCAGCACGCTCATGCTCGGCGCGCTCTGTCACAAGTGCCTAGGCGTTGCCGAGCAGGATCTGCTCGAAGACATCCAACACGCCGCCTTCATGACCGTCGTCTGCGCTCGACTGCGCAACCACGGCAAGGAGATTCCGCCAGCCAACCTTGAGCCGGTCAAGCACGGCCTCATCGTCGCGCAGGAGTTGATGGAGTATGCCTACGAGCACGAGCGTCAAGCGCTTATCAACGTGCTCAAGCACAACACACACGGGAACATCCGCGAGACCCCAGGCCTCCTCGAGGCGCACGAGCGCTTCATTCTCGGCAAGCACTACGAGCAGGTTAGGCAGTGGGAACTCGAGGACAACGCCTTTCTAGGCGAACTTCAGAAGACAGGAAAAATCAAAAACGGAGGAGAAGATGGAAGGGTGGATGAATAAGAAGGAACTGGCAACCTATATCGGCGTGAAGTCAGTCCGCACAGTTGATCGCTGGATCGGGAAGAACCACCTCCCAAAGGGAAAACAGTTCCCCACCGGACCGCACTGGAAGAAAGACATTGTGGACAAGTGGCTCGACGGCTTCGGTCAATACGAAAAGCAGTGCAATAGACAATTTAAGCACCTTCAGGCGCTACAATAGAAAAAAGCCCCAGACCTCTTTGCAGGTTTGGGGCTTTTTTTATCTCGATGTATGGCGGAATGTATGGCGTTTTTCATCAATCGCCTGAAAACGCCTGCGAGAGTAAGTATACTTGGCGGAAGCGGTGGGATTCGAACCCACGAAGGGTTGCCCCTCGCTGGTTTTCAAGACCAGTGCATTCAACCACTCTGCCACACTTCCGACGTCAGATAAGTTTCGCATTCTACAGAAGTAATGAAAAAAAGTCCACAGGCATCGCTTGTTCCGGCAAAAGCGGAAAAAACGTTC